ATGCTGCTGTAACTGCAAGACATTTAATATAATTTAAATTTGTACAATCACGGAACATATTCATATAACAATTATTTGCCATTGCAGCAGCAGGAAGCACTGGTGCCGTGGTTAAACTTGTACAACCAGCGAACATACTATCATAACAATACTCTGCCACAGTAGTAGCAGGAAGTTCAGGCGCGGTAGTTAAACTTGTACAACCATAGAACATACTACCATAGCAACCCCATTTCATTGTAGTGGTAGGAAGTTCCGGCGCCGTGGTTAAACTTGTACAACCGTTGAACATACCGGCATAACAACTTTGTTCTATAGTAGTAGCGGGAAGCTCAGGTGCTAAAGTTAGACTTGTGCAGTCATAGAACATATAGCCATAACAGCTATATGCCAATGCAGTAGCGGGAAGTTCAGGCGCTGTGGTTAAACTTGTACAACCAGCGAACATACTTTGATAACAATAACTCGCCAATGTAGTAGCAGGAAGCACGAGGTTTTCAGCTGAAGTTAAACCAGTACAGTCATAAAACAAATGATTAAAAGTATAACTTGATGCCAAAGTAGTTGCTGTAGCAAAGTTAGTACTATTTATAAGCGACATTATATTACCTTCAACTTCAAACTTTGCTGTCGAACCACTAAAAGTATTATAATAATTTAAATTGTCGGAACAATAAGTTGCGTTATTTCCTTTAAATTGAACAACATCGCCGGCACTTACAGAAATACTTGGTGCTAAAGCTTCAGTATTTGAATGAATGGTTGCCCATTCCTCATTATTTTTCTTATATCTAATGGATACCGTATATGCTGAATTGTTTGCTTTCCAATAAATCTTACCAGCAGATATAATGTTAAAAGTAAGTGGTTTGCAAATGTATTCGTCATATATAAAATCGACACTACTATCGTCGGGAATAATCAAGGTTTTTACAGCCTTATCTACAGCAAACCCGTCAATTTCTTTTGCGGCTACAATAATTTCCTGCTCAACCCCCTCATAATAACCAACTTCGATAGTTTCACTTTCAGCAATAGTTACACCTTTTGTATCTTTATAATTCACGGTAACCGTATGCGTTAATTTAGTCTCGTCGTGGGGGTTAAAATATGTCTTGCCGAGGTCCCATGTGCCTGATACCCCGGGAATATTTGTTTTAGTGCTGTTTCCATCACCACCGGCACCTTGTTCATATGCCTTAAAGGCAGCATCTGTCTCATAGAAACGAATATTTCTCATTTTATCACAATATTTTTCTATAAATAGTTAAAGTTTGGCATACTTTTTGTATATTAGTAAGGAAAACACTAAAGATATTATGAAAGATTACATTTACCTGGTTCTCACCAAGGGCTCCGACGGAAGATTCAGTACAACGGCCCACAAGACGCTTGAAGATGCACAGAAAACGCTCGAAATGTATATAGAGGCCCAGAAAGACCTAGAGGCACTGGACGGCAATATACACATTGACAGACACAGCAAACTTGAGAGACTGAGACTGCCTGAATTTACCATGAAGAGCGATGACATACTGGAGCAGGTAACAATCTACACTATGCCGGTTATCAATGGTAAGGCGGTACAATGTGTTACGGAGAGATATATCATTAGGGTACCAATCAGGTAAGACAACTGCATATGATTAAAAGTATAAAATTCCCGAAGGAAGGGAAAGGATACATATATACGAAACCGGAAAATCCAGGCAAGGCGCCGGATAAGAAGGATTTCAGGTATAGGGATTATAACATCGACACCCACGAACCAGAATTCAACCGGAAGAAGTACGACCGGGACTATAAGGAGTGGAAGGCCGATAAGAAGTTTTATGACGAAAACAAGGGTAAGTTCATAAATCCAGCCGCCCCGGTACTCATAGGTAAGACATTCAATTTCGAACCCGGCAAGCTGAACATCATATTCGGTCCAAACGGCTGCGGAAAGACGACAATCCTTAAGGCCATTGCGGGTAACGCCGGAATTGATGGCGACGGAATAACCAAGGCTGCCGACCCGAGTGATGCCTTTGGTTTTTTTAATAAGCCGACAGTTGAGATGGTCGCCAAACACATAGAAGAGCTTAAGCAAAACAGCTGCGAAGTTGAATGGGACGGAAATGTTGTATATTACGATAACTTCGCGAAGACATTGAAACGCGGGTACGGCTTTATTGGCGGAATCAACGGAACGGCCCTCGCTGGATACGGTGACGAAATAACTTATCGAATCAACGAGGACAAGACTAACGCAGGTAAGAAGGCTATGTGGCTCCTTGGGAACGTCCTGGAGTATCAAAAGAAGGGAATTACTCTCGAGAAGATTTTTGAGCCGCACCTGAAGAATAAAAGGAACAATGACACCTGGGCCAATTCCTATAAAATTCAGGCCGAATATTTTAAACGGTACGAGAATTATGATAAAGAGGTACCCATGACAATGTTGCTTGACGAGCCGGAGGTTAATTTCGACATAACGACTGTCTATAATCTATATACCAAGGCATTCCCCACGATTTGTAAGGAAAGTGGTATGCAGTTTATAACGGTTTCTCACTCACCGATTGTAATGTGTGATGAAATCCTCAACAATGAGTATATAAATCTTGTTTCACTTGATGACAATTACACAAGCCAGGTAAAAGATTTGCTGCGAACAATGCAGTTTTGATTTGATATTTCGGTTATTTTTCGGTATATTACTGGAGAATAACCGATTTATCATATATGAGAATAGAACAGATGGAAGGACTGGAAGACGTCCTGCTTATACACCCCGACTTATATGAAGACGACCGGGGTTATTTCTACGAAGTCTTTAACGAGAAAGAATTTAACGAAAAAACCGATAATAAATACAATTTTCACACCTTACAGGAAAACGAAAGTAAGTCCTGCAAGGGGGTTTTTCGTGGTCTGCATTTTCAAAAACCACCTTATGAGCAAGCGAAACTTGTGAGAGTATTAAAAGGACACGTTGTTGATTTTGCTGTTGATATAAGAAAAGACAGCCCAACTTTCGGAAAATGTACATATGCTAAACTTACCGGAGAAAACAAATTGCAATTTTTTATACCGAGGGGTTTTGCCCACGGATTTTATGTCTTTTCCGATGAAGCGATTTTTGAATATAAGTGCGACAACTACTACAACAAAGAAAGTGAAGGAGGAATTAGATGGGACGACAAAGATATTTTACTTCTTCCATATTACAATACGGTTGGAAAATTTACTCTGTCCATAAAAGATATGTTTGATGCCCTTCATTATTCCCCAATAATTCTCTCCGAAAAGGACAAGAACAGAATAACTACACTAAAAGACTTATAATATGTTTTTACAAGAAAAAATAAGTGATAAACTAATCCAGGAAAGATACGGAGGTTCCCTGGTAAAAACAACCCCGAAAGAACTGATAGAATGTTATCCCGTCTTTAAGGATTTCTTCACGCACATAAACCGCTGGGGTAACAAAACCCTCTGTCTAAAATTTGCAATCACAAACAGAACAGATGATTATATAAAGCCCAGGTTTAGAATACTGATTTTTAGTGAAAAACACTCATACGCAATAGATGTTGTACAAGATAGTAAGCACGAAAACCCATATATCGGCTGTGTAAGCAGTTGCGAATATAGGTTGCCGCTTGAAACCTGGACCAGAGGAAGCGACCTTGCAGATGGGTATGATGGGGAGAAAACCATTATGTCAATACTATTAGATATTGTTCAAACCGAGATGATTGGGCTTGAAGTCGAAGGATATAATAAAAAATAGTTTATAAGCATATGAACATACTTGTAACAGGAGCAAACGGCCAGTTGGGTAGGTGTATCCGTGACCGTGTAAAATTACTTGAAAACACCGACAATACATATATCTTTACCGACGTCGTTGAAGATGAAAACACCGAGCCTCTTGACATAATTGACGAGGACGAAGTGAAAAAGTTCGTAAAGGACCGATTTATAAACGTAATAATCAACTGTGCGGCCTATACTAATGTAGATAAAGCTGAGACCGATTATGAAATGGCGGAGGCTCTCAATGGAATCGCACCCAGGACGCTCGCAGAAGCCGCATTGTCAGTTGGGGCTAAACTTATCCACATTTCTACGGACTATGTCTTTAATGGTCAGGGGTTCTTGCCATACACTGAAGACAGAATGACACTTCCGGTATCTGTATATGGTAAGACAAAGAGAATGGGCGAGGAATTCATTATAAAAAGTGGCTGTCAGTACCTTATTTTTAGAACCGCGTGGCTTTACAGTAAGTACGGGAATAACTTCGTAAAGACAATGCTCTACCTTTTTAACAAGAAAGACGAGCTTAATGTCGTTAATGACCAGATTGGAACGCCCACTTATGCCGGCAACCTCGCTGAACTCATCGTCAATATCATAGAATGCAGGACGCCGATTGAAGGAAAGGATATAATCCCGCTGCTTGAAAACGGTATCTACCACTTTACGGACGAGGGTGTATGTAGCTGGTACGATTTTGCTGAATATATTTATGAACTATGGTCAAATAAGTGCCGCGGTCTGGTAAAGATTAACGGGGTGACGACAAAGGAATATGGTTCAAAGACAAAGCGTCCATATTATTCCGTGTTGGATAAGACAAAGTATAAGACCAACTTCAAGGGCCTTTATATACCGAAACATTGGCACTATGGCGTACAACAGGTGGTTGAAGCGTTAAGAATAAAGAAAGAAAACGAATAAAAATGAGTAAGATTTATGATGAACAAATACCGGTAGGTAAAAAAATAAATGGTGTTACCGTAGTAAAACCACAGACAGAATTGACTGATAATTGTTCGCCAGGCTGGGTTCAAGACCCCGGTAACGGCAAGAAAGATTTGACACTCGGGCAGCGAATCTTAAAGGAATATGCGGAAGACAAACTTCGAACAGACATGAGACATAAGATGGAGCATGCCTTACTGACCGAAGATGAAGAAGATAGGATTGCAGAAAAACTATATGAAGTAAGGAAAAAAGATTTAGATAAAGAGCCAGATGCCGATGACGTCGGTGACAAACCCAAAAAATACGACTATGAAACCCCGACAGTTAAAAATGCAAAACCACGCTCTTTTAACAAAATCTGTGAGGAAATGGCAAAGCTCCACGAAAAGAAGAACAATGACTATGGCAATGCCGCAGATGCTTCTTATAGGGAATTCGGCATTGTGAGCTATGTAATCAGGCTTAACGATAAAATGAACCGGCTGAAAACGCTCACTAAACCCGGAGCAAAGCAGCTAATAAAGTGTGAGAGCATTGAAGACACCCTTATGGACCTTGCCGCTTACGCAATTATGGCAATTGAATCATTAAGGAACTAAAAAATTAAAGGCCCCCATTATTTGGAGGTCTTTTTCTTATGTTTTTCCATTACGATTCCCAGAACCTTGGCTTCATCAAATATTGAGTAGTCTTTCTTACCCTTTTTCAGTTCCTTCATTGTCTCGCACATCTCATCATAAATTTCGCCCGGGTTATACTTCCCCTTGAACGATTTATCCTTTGTCAGCATCTCCGTAATCACATACACGTCGATACAGAACTGCTCATTGAACGGCGGCCCTTCCTTTCTTTTCTTTACTTCCCACTTTTCTGCGGCCTCAAATCTCTCGTTAAGAGTTGCAATATTTTCTTCCGGAAAATCTTTATCCAGCACCCAATGTTCTCTGAAACGAGTCGGTTTTTCTGCCTCTTTATTTGTCTGTTTTGCCATTTTTTCAAAGTATTACAGTAATATTATAAAGGAAAATTGTTGATTAAACAATGATTTTTTTGTATAATGTAGAAAAAGGAACGTTATGGCAACAAAGAAGATTACATTGACAGACGAGCATATCCGCTTGATACAGAACATAAATTTTCACGCATTTGAATTCGGCGAGGAACTGCCCATAGAACCCATTATCGAGGCCATGGAAGAAATTGATGCAATGCCGCCGGAAAGACGCAAAAAGTTTTCCAGGCTCCACAGCAAACTTTTCGACGTAAGGAACCGAATCAACGAATACAATGACGAAGCCTCGCAGAACGGCTGGGGAGTGAATCAGTGGAACATGTTCGGCGGCACCTTTGTTATGGAAGACGTGGCACTCATTACAGGGCATTACGGTGAAGAAATCGACGATGGCGCCTCCGGCAAGGTATATCCCAAGGAACTGGAAGACCATATGTGGGAACTATATCTCTACATTACCAACAATATGGAATACATTATGAGGCTTGTTCTCTGGTCAATTTCAAACGGTGGCCTAACAGCTGGAACGTACAAGACAACCGATAAGGGAATAAATTGGGTCAAAGTCGATACTGAATAAAAAAACGGACTCACGTGATTGTGGGCCCGTTTCTTTTTTAATATTCTCCGGAATCAATCGCAGCATCATCAATATTGAGCGGCGTTTCGTCCTTGAAATTCACAACCAATTCCTTTATACGCTTGTCAATATATTCCTTGACCTTATGTTCCGGGATAAAAGTAACAATCTCGTCATTATCGTTACGGATTGCGATGGTTTCAATTCCGTCACCGTAGTTTATTGCAATCTCGCCATACTCAAGCTGCTCGCTGGTGGGGAGTTTTGGCGATACCCCGTCCTCCCCACGTTGTTTGCTCTTTATATGAATCAGTTTCCAGTTTTTTGCCATAAAATATTTATATTCAATGTTTTATGAGTTAAGCATCTTGACGCGTCCAACCGGAAGGAATGCCATTTACGCCGGTAGTCCAACTTGTCATTGAAGCAGGTTTAACGAATGTACCGGTAGCAGCGACACCAGTTACCCAGCTACCTGTACAATTACTTGCTGATATATTTATTGCAAGACATTTAATGTAATTTAATGATGTACATCCGGAGAACATATACCGGTAACACCCATCTTTCAATGTTGTTGCTGGTAATGAAGGTGCTATTCTTAGTGATGTACAACCTTGGAACATTCTTTGATAACAATAATTTACCAATGTTGTAGCGGGTAATGCAGGTACTATGGTTAATGACGTACATTTATAGAACATCCAAGCATAACAATACTCTGCCAATGTAGTAGCGGGAAGTTCTGGAGCGGTTGTTAAACTTGTACAGCCTTGGAACATACCATAATAACAACTATCTGCCAATGTAGTAGCGGGAAGTACTGGTGCAGAAGTTAAACTCGTACAACCAGCGAACATATAACTATAACACTGATTTGCCAATGTAGTAGCGGGAAGTGCCGGTGTGGAAGTTAAACTTGTACAACCTTCGAACATACTTCGATAACAATAGTCTGCCAATGTAGTAGCGGGTAATGCAGGCACGGTGGTTAATGATGAACAATTATAGAACATCCCAGTATAACAATATCTTGTCAATCCTGTAACTGGCAAAATTAAATTTTCAGCGGAAGTTAAACCGGTACAGTCATAGAACAAACTATTAAAAGTATATTCGCTTGATAATCTATCTGTTGTTGTAAATCCAGTACTATTGATTAAAGACATTATATTACCAACAACGTTAAACTTTACAGTTGAACCACTGAAAAAACTATAGCTTGAATCATTGAAACTATAAGTTGTATTATCACCTCTAAACTGAACAACATCGCCATCACTTACAGAAATACTTGGTGCTGAAGCCCCTGTGTTTGAAGTAATACTTAGCCAATCACCATTGTTTTTCTTGTATTGAATTTCCTTCTTACTCGACGATTTACTAGCCCCCCAATAAATTGTACCGGAAGAAACAATAAGAAATGTAAGTGGAATATCTTTAAAATCAGTACCCTCTTCTATATATTTGAATGTATACTCAGTGTTGCCACTAATAACAATTTTCTTCGGTTCATCAATCGCTGTATATCTGCTAATTGAAACGGGCGATAAAAGCTCGTCAGCACTTTTTCCGGCATACACATCAACAACGTTCGTTTTATCCGGGGCAATTACATTATTAAAGATATCCACATAGTGTATCGTAATTGTGTAGCTCGTAAGGTTTTCACTGTCATTATTGGCAAGTCTATAATATGCCTTTTCCTGGTCGTTAGTCCAAGCGACACCATCAACGACCGATACGACCTTTGTTCCATCTCCGCCAACGCTAGTCTGGTCGGCAATAAAGTTACTATCCAGCTTGTAATACAAAAGATACTTCATTTCTAAACGATATTTTCTTATAAATAGTCATTGCCTCACATAAATCGGTTTTGTTCTTCCAATACTTTTTTGTATATTATTAGAGCAGATAAACATTTAATTTAATATAGAGGAATATGAAAAACATTACACTTACAGAGGAAAACTTTAACAAACAGTGGGTTGCATTCTGGGGAAACATGCAGTCCGTAAATCTTGCTGAACACTGGAATGAGGAAGAACTTAAGGAACAGCTCAAGGTTGCAGCCGGCGCCCTTTCGCTTGAAACCGGTCTGGCATATCCTGGGGCCCTCATTTGCCACATTAACCTTTTTACCTCCATTGCAGAACGCATCGCAAAGATGGTGTGTGGAACATTCCCCCAGATTTCGAAAGAGCAGCTGATTAAGATATGTCTTATCCAGCACCTTTCCAAGATTGAAATGTACGAGCCTAACGATAATCAATGGGAAATCGACAAGAGGGGTATGGTCTATAAGTTTGCAGATACCGAAGGCTGCCTTAAATTCGGTGAAAGAAGCGCACTTAATGCTCTCAACCTTGGTGTAAAGCTGTCACCAGTTGAATTCGAGGCCATCTGCTCACTTGACAAAGACGGTGAGGAGGCAAAGAACCGCAAGTATGTAGTAAATATTCTTTCAACAATCGTACGCCAGGCAAATGAACTTGCATATGCCATTGAGCGTGAGCGTTTTAACAAACTGAATGAGGAATAATATGCAGGATATCAAACTGAATTATGATGATATAACGGTCGTGCCCGAGGCGGTTACTGATATATGTAGCCGTACCGAGTGCGACCCTTACGATGAATACGGTTACCTGCCGATTTTTGCCAGTTGTATGTCATCGGTAGTTTCTTTGGAAAACGCCAGTAGTTTCAATGATGCAAGAATCCGGGCCGTCATACCCAGAAGCTACTCTCTTGAAAAAAGGTTCAGTTACCTGACAGAAACGCATACACCAAATTTCGTCGCCTTTTCTTTGAGCGAGGCAAGCAAATACTTCCATAAAGACTCGGGTATATGCCCTCCGTCCAGTATTGAAAAGGGCTGGCCGTTAAAAATATGCATAGACCTCGCAAACGGGCATATGAAATGCTTGCTTGACCTTGTAAAAAGGATTAAGGAGGACTATGGTGACAAGATTATCATAATGACGGGAAACATTGCAAATCCCAAGGCATATAAGTACTATGAAGAAGCTGGTTGCGACTTTGTCCGTGTATCAATAGGCACCGGAAATGTCTGCTCCACAAGTTCAAATACCGCAATCCATTTTCCCGTTTTTTCCCTCCTCAAAGAAGTGTATGAGGAAAAGAAAAAAATCGGTGGGAAATGTAAGATTATTGCCGATGGTGGTATTCACGGATTCAGGGATATACAGAAGGCACTTATCTATGCCGATTATGTTATGATTGGGAGCCTTTTCAATAAAGCAATAGAAAGCGCCGGCAAGACAACATATGGCACCTTTTATTGGAACGTCCGCGGTAAGAAGATTGCAAGGCCGTTAAAGACCCTGCTTCATTTTGGAAAGGAGGTACCAAAGGACAAGTACCCGGAAGTGATGAAAATGATTAAGCAAAATCAGCTCACGGTATGGAAAGAACTTTATGGAATGAGCACCAAGATTGCACAAAGTCTTATCAACCAAGCAAATAGTGTTGAAACAAAGAAACTTAAGACCTCCGAGGGGTTGCTGAAGTACCAGAAAGTTGAATACGACATCAAAGGGTGGGCCATAAATGAAACCGACTACCTGCGTTCCGCGATGAGCTACACGAATTCCAGGACGCTAGACGAGTATAAGGAAAGCCAATGGGTCCAAATTTCAAAGATAAGTTATAACAATTAACATGAAACAGATAGGAACAGATTTCCAGGGGTGGCCGATATGTGCAATGAACCTGGGGGAAATATTGAAGCATCTCGGCTTTGTTGAAGATGATAAGACGATATTTTTGCAAAAGAATGAAAAGACCGAAAAACTCCTGAAGAGTTATCCTTGTCTTTTGACTGATTCCGGAATGGGCTATGGAGTAAATCCGGAATACGTAACCGAAGTAGATACGGAGATATACGGCCAGAAAATTAAGACAATTGAGGAAAAGGTCGTTTCATTACCCCCGTTTCCGCAAGTTGATACGGTAATAAACGAGGAAGAAATATCAGTTTTCAATATTTTCAGGGACGTTCCGGAAAATGATGTAGAAGATGAATAAAGGTCACACTTCGGTGTGACCTTTTTCTATTTTAATATCTTTTAATCAGTTCTTCGTATTTATCATCCCTTTCATCCAGCCACATCTTCAACCACCTGGCTAGTCTCCTTCTCGAGTTAGGGTTCGATGCGACTTCTTGTTTTTTAGCCCCCAATATTCTTCCCCAAACACCGTCAATGTCTTCATAATGGTACCCGAGGTTCCCGAAAACATTATCATCCCGAAATTGAACCTTCCTGGCTAATTTTTCTTTTCTGCCAATGAGTTTAGGGGTGGTTGCTGGTCTTCCGTATTTCTTTTCAATACGTTCATCATATTCCATGTCCGCCAAACTGGCCTCTCTACTGGATTTCTTTGACTTTTGCGTTCCTGCGTCGCCCTGGAAAAATCTACTTACGGTACCGGTGATGGTGTCTTTTCCCATTGCAATGTCGCTGGTCTTCTTTACAATATCTTGCCCAACGAGACTAGGCGCGATAAGACTCTTGGCACCGAGTTTTGCTGTATTCCATGCGGCGTTCTTAAGACCTTGCCAAAAGCCTTCATTGATTACATTAGAAACCTCTTCCGCCACTATTTTATCAATGGCTGAACGAAGCTCGCTTTCTTTTAAGATATACTTTGCCATGATTATTTTCTAGCTCCAAGACCGAGGAATCCCCCGTTATCTATCCCAATAGGGTCCCATTTCTTATCTACGAGCTGTCCAAGACCATAACCGCCCATAGTGGAAGCCGCCTTAACTATGATTGAACCAATAGGCCCTTTAGGCTCTATGCCGATTTTAGCGAGAAGTTTTTCCAATACCGGTGCTAAAAAATGCCCAAGGATAGCCCCCACAATACCTTCAGCACTTACTCCCTGGCGTCCTTGTTGCTGGTTGCCGCTCTGGCCGCCCATTCCAAGTAAATTATTGAGCCAATCCATAACTCCTTCGTCCGTCATGCTTTCTTCCAGGGCTTCGTTTATGCTTTCTTTCAAAAGGCTGTTTTCCTTATTTTCGTTCATAAGAGCCTTCCTAACTTCAGATTCTATATATTTACGCATCTGTGCTTCATTTAAAACTTTCTGCGACATAACTTAAACTAGTTTTCATATAAATATCTTGTAAATCATAAAATTTGACTTTTAGGTACTTATGGATTACTTTTTAATAAGAAAGTATAAACGATTATGGAAATAAAAAACATGAATTTTATGGAACTTGTGGCCGCAGAACAAGCCTCGAATGCCGTACGTAAAAATTATGAAGACAAGGTGGCAATGAACAGATATAATTTTAATGCCCCGGAAACAGCCAAAGATAAAGAATACAGAGAGTTATCACAAAAACTTTCAATGGTGAATGCAGTAAGGATTAAATTATTGGCCGAGATGGAAAATAAACTTTTAGCGCTTGAAGATAATGAATAACTTTTTTAAAAAAATTAAACTAAATGTCACTCTCTTTTTCCATGGACTAATGCAGGGATTAAGGAGTGCCGATTCCGCGATGTTGTCACAAGTAAGCGGTGAAGGCAGTGATGACCAGGAAATTTCTCACAAACTCGAGATAAACAATGTATATAGTGACCTTCTACGGGAGCAAAAGACACAAGAAGTCCTGGAACTTATCGACAAGTCTTACAGGGTGGCAAGGGAGGCCGATAAGTATGAGGTTACGCTGCTTGGTGACCTTAGCGATAGTTCAGTTGGTTCCGACAAGGAACTTTCTGCAATTGCCGTGAAAAAAGTGGCAATGAAATACGATAAGCACCCGGAAGTTTTCAATAAAAAGGGTTATCATGTTACGCTCATACAGGACAACAAGAAAATACAGAAGTATAATGTTTTTTCTTTGACGTCGGAAAACGTAATGGAAGCCCTGAATTCAAACGGAGGAGACTTTGTAACACTGCTTGACCTGGTATATGATGGCTTCACTCCACGCTTCGCCCTTCAAAACTTCGTTAAAAAGATGGTCGTTAGGGAGACAAAGGCCGGAAAAACAAAATTGGACCTTTATGTATCAGCAGAAGCTGGCCAATTCACAAAGACGGACGCAATACTCATAGCTGAATTATACCGAATCAAGGACAATGAACTGAAAAAGACTGACTTCCTCGATATTTCGTCAGCCAGCTTTACAACTGACAAGGCTTATGGGGCAGATGACAATATCACTTACTTTTTCTCAAATTTGAAGTTTGATAAAATAACCGTTTTTGATAATAATTTTGTCTTGACTTTCGATGCTGGCAAAATGCAGACCGTCGATATTGTTGAAAAGCATAAAACTGACTCATTGACTAAAAAATACGAGGAAATTGCCCCAAAAAGGAATGAAATTTCCATTGAAGACTATGGAGCAATTGAAAGAAGGCAAGAAAAACTTAAACAAAAGGCGTTGAAAGACGAATAATGCTTGACAATGTTCTGGCGGGTCTTTATATTTTTAAAGAAATTAAAAAAGAAATGAAAATTGCAATAGACCTTAATGATGTTGTGAGGGATTTTACATATAACTTTCTAATGTATTATGTAAAGGGCTACAATCATCAATTTGAGCCGGAGGAGTTCAATGAAACGACAAACGATATGGAACTCGCACTGCCCTTTAAGACAACCAGGGCGTACGAAAAGTTTGTTTATGAGGATTTCCCGTTCGAATTATTTGGAAAATGCCCGACCTGCACAAAAAAACTGACTGAACAATTAAACGAATGGACGGAACAAACCCTGAAAGAGATTGATACAGACGAGCCCATAGAAGCTATGTTTGTTTCAACAATGGAATACGGGTCGTCAATTGGGAATACATACTTCTTCCTTTCTAAACTCGGTACAAAAATTAGAGAAGTGTATTTACCAGCTGATTCAAGTACCATTTGGAATAAGTGTGACGTACTGATAACCGCAAACCCTTCGTTACTTAATTCTAAACCGGAAGGTAAAATTACGATTAAAGTGAATAAGGAGTATAATAAGGATTGCCCGGCCGATTTTTCCTATGAAACGCTCAGTATGTTCCTTACTGACGAGAATATAATTGAAAAACTACTTGAAAATGTTAAATAACAAATACGCACTAACCTTTGACGGAAAATATTACAAGCTCAACATTGCACGAATCAACAAATTTTGCCTGGTATCTAGCGGTAAGAATAGCAGTGAAGGCGAAATTACCGAGGCCTACGAGACTGATGAAAATGGCGAATTCCACTTAACCTCAAAGATAAACAGGGAAATAACTTCAACGGGGAACAGCCAGGAAGATATGATTGTTTATGACTTTGTAAAGAGCCTGGTTGGAAAATTACTCGACGGCAATGTAGATACCATAGATACAGAAAAACAAGTTGATTTCGGCTTCGCCCTGGCTTTTAATACGTTGTTAGCCGAAGGAATGATTGAAGAAATAACAGAATAACAATAATATACAATGGCAGAATTGAATAAAGAAGAAATGATAAGAGTAGTTGAAGAAAACATTAAGAAATTGGAAAACAAATCCTTCAACATATTCTTTTTCGTAATTGACACAAAGGGAAATCCGTCAGGCTCCCTTGAATATATTTATCGCACAGCCCTGACATTAAAAAATCTCGGCTATAACGTAGCTATGCTGCATCAGGAAGAGGAATTTGTTGGTGTTGAAGACTGGCTCGGAGAAGAAGCCGCCAATCTCCCTCATCATAATATCGAAAAGGAGAATGTGGAGATTTCAGCCAGCGATTTTCTTTTCATTCCCGAAATCCTGTCGTCAGTAATGTCCCAGACCAAGACACTTCCATGTAAGAGGGTCATCATACTGCAGAACCATAACTTCCTCGCCGACTTTATGCCCGTAGGAGTTACTCCGTTTGACGTAAATATCAACGAGATGGTAGTAACGACAGATGCCCTTAAGGATATTGCTGATGAATATTTCCCTGGCATTAAGACGCATATCGTCCGCCCTATGATTGACCCGGTTTTCCGCAACAATGATACACCCAAGAAGCTCATCATCAATGTAGTTTCAAGAAGCCAGGACGATATTAGCAGGATTGTTAAGCCTTTCTATTGGAAATACCCCGTTTATAAGTGGGTTTCATTCCGTGACCTTCGTGGTGTTACCCAGGAAGTCTTTGCCGATGCACTCAGAGAAGGGGCAATTACGATTTGGATAGATGAGATAAGCGATTTCGGGTATTCAGCACTCGAGGCTGCAAAGTCCGGTTCCATTGTTCTCGCCAAGGTTCCTGCAACGCCTACTGACTGGACGTATGTACATGAGGTGACCGAAGGCGGAGAAAGTAATGGCCTTAATCCCGCGTTCATATGGTTTGATGATATTCGCCGTGTTCCGGATATGGTGGCCAGCGTCGTTAGAACTTGGACGCTTGATAGGGTGCCGCAGGAGCTTTATGATAATCTTGCAAAGGTCGCTGATGACTACACATATGATGCACACAGGAAAGACGTAGAGAAGGAATATGTTACGGGCCTATTTACCAAACGTCTCTCTGATTTCAAGGAAGTTCTCGCCCAGATTAAGAATAATAAATTGACACCTAATGATTTAAAGTAATATGGCACAGATAACAACAATTGTACCCGTTCATAATTTTGACGATGATGTTAAAACCCTCCTTGAGACAGCTGTGAAGAGTTTTGACGAGACCAGCAAGAACGTAGAATCTAAACTTATGTTCGTTGGTCCGAAAGAAGTTCTTGACCAGGTAAAGGCCCTCAATCTTCACGAGGCGGAATATGTTGAGAATGAAAATGCTTGGTTCTCTGCACAAATTAACGCTGCGGTAAAGAACGTGACGACCGATTATTTTGCAATCCTCGAATACGATGATGAATTTTCACCCATCTGGTTTGACAATGTGGTAAAATACATTAGCACCGGTGATGATATTTCGGTTTATCTTCCGCTTACCGAGGTATTCGATTACCAGCATAAGGAAGAAGGCCCTATTGGTTATGTGAATGAGGCTGTCTGGGCAAGTTCGTTCTCTGAAAAGCTTGGCTACTTCGACAATGAATGTCTCCAGGACTACCTTATCTTCAACACAACCGGAGGCGTATTTAAGACAAAGGATTTCATTGAGGTTGGCGGTTTGAAGGAAAGTATGAAACTTTCTTTCTGGTATGAATTCCTTCTCCGTGCAATCAATAAGAAGAAGAATGTTTTCGTTATTCCCAAGGTTGGTTACTTCCACCTTGTCAATAGAAATGGTTCCCTCGCTACCGACTACGCACAGAATATGAGCGACCGTGAAAGTGAATTCTGGGTGGAACTCGCAAGGAAGGAATACCTTTATAAGACCGATAGAAAGAAAACCTACGAAGAATAATGGCACAGGTAGGGGGGTCAGGAAAAGGCCCCCTCATCTTTATATATGTAAGGAAAGTGCATTGTTATTTTGCAGGTTAAACAAGGAAAGAAGATGAAATGTGTCGCAAAAATTGACGATTTTTACGACGATGGCAAAAAGAGGAAGAAAGCCAAAAGAAAGAAAAGGCTATTTTTATGAAAAAGAGGAACAGGCGATAGTTGATTATATCTCATCGACTGACCCGGAAGAAAAAAACAAGATATTCAATACAGTTTTAATGCCGGCCCTGACAAAGATGATAGAGTCAATCATAAGAAGGTATAAATTATTCGTCCCGGAAGAAGAATTCCAGCAAACCTTTAATGACACTATCTCTTATCTGCTGACAAAAATAAACAACTTCAAGCCGGAAATGTGGGTTTATGAAGAAATAACTGAAAACCCACCAGAGCCACCGGTAGATTTAACGAAGACCGGTTTTATTGAGCTGAAGAAAACAATCAACGAAAACTCCCCCAAGTACGTCCGTGTTTTTAAAGATTCTGCGGAAGAAGACTCATATCTAAACGATTACGCCCCTTTATATAAATTTTATAAGCTTGTATTCAGGCGGTATAAGGCGTATTCATATTGTGGTACCGTTTGTAAAAACTATTTGATTTACAAGAACATACAATATACAAAGAATAAGCAGAGGAATCTTCCATATGATGAGATGCTTGAAGATTTCTCTAGGGACCCGAAATATATCGCACAGGAAGAGACCGAGCATACGATGGTTGAGCGTCTAATCAAGGGAATGTCAAATGAAATCAAAACAATGATAACGGAAAAGGAAAAGAATTTGCTTACTGAAAATGAAGTGAAGGTAGGCGTTGCTCTTACCGAACTGCTTGACCGATGGGAAGATGTATTGAGTGTCGATGGAAGTAATAAATTGCAGAAAAGTTCAGTTCTTTATTTCTTACGTGAAGAGACAATGATGACGACGAAGGAAGTCCGGGATAATATGAAAAAATTCCGCAGTGCATATTATCTCCTAAAAAAGGGAATAATCGAAGAAGACTAGAAAAAATCGGTCCAAAACTATTTATGGCAAGTGTTTAATATTATGGAAAAGAAAGTAAAAATAAGGCTTAACTCCACCGAAAAGGTTGAAGAGCTTTTACAGGAAATATATGACCAGGCATGCAGACAGTTGATAGGCGTTCAAAACGAAATCAATAAGCTTGTCACGAGCACAAATCTGGCTGAGGCTTCAATAGATTCAAAGGCTAAATATGCCAAAGCTATGCACGATTATCATGGGGATTTAAACAGGGCTCTTTCTACTAAAGTTGAGCTTGTTAAGTTTATGGGTGAGATAATTAAGCATAACGGCGACATTGAAGATACATTGAACGACCAGCAATTTGCAAAGGCCACAAAACTTGACCTCAATCAGTTGCGTGCAGAAATAACCGGAGGCGATGATGATACCGACTCCTATGACCTTAAAAACTAAACGAAATGGCCACAGCAAACAAAGAAGCCTCAACGGAGCTATTAGGTAAAATTTCCGCGTACAGCACGATTATACAGCAAAATCTCGGAAAATACCTAAATAAGTTTTCGCCATATGCCAAAGAATACGAATCGACACTTGACCTAGTCATTGATATCCTTCGTACTCTTGGATATAGCGAGGAGCGTCTTATTGCTGAATTACTCGAAGTTGTCACCGGAGATGCCAATATAGCGTCTGTAATAGAAGGTGGTTATCATGGTGCAATAAATTCCGTCGAAGCCAATTTATCACTGATTGAATCGAAACAAGACAATGACAGCTTCATCTATAAGCTTGAAGATGCCGTGAAAGTTACGATAAGTAGCATTCTGACAAGCTTTTTAAGTTGTTCCATTTCACCGTTTATTCCGCAAAGCAGCCTGGACACACGTTATAAAACTCCCGGCGAATTGTCAAAACCAATCAATATCCCTACACACATATTGGATTTCAGTAATACGCTGCATGTGTCCCCGGTAAGTGAAAGCGGAATTTACTTTTACGATACCCCTGCGGACATAACCTATTATAAAAGAGACAATGGCACCCCCGCACAAGAAGGCGCAACGGTAGGCAACACAAGAGAGAAAACCGCTGAAAAATACACCATATACCAATATCAAAAACTCTCGGACGACGAATTTAGGACCCTTACCGATGAACAAAAAAAACTGTTTAAGAAGTTTGTAAGTGTGCCGTCAAACATTAAGGTAAGACAAGATGAATTGCCGCCAGCAGAATATATTTACACCGTTCGTTCTAAATATACGGCTGAAAGTCTTTATAAAACTAACGACATGAACGCCTTTATTTGGTATGTTGCAAATCGTGGGGACAATACGGAAAGCGGCGAAGACATATATGAATACAATAAGATGGCCTGGGACTCAAGAATATTAAACATGAGGGACAGCGAGACCGCAAGGAAAACGGCTGAAGATTGGGATAGCTGGCTCAAATCAAGAACAGCATATACAGAAGACCTCGTTTTTAAAAAAGCACCAAAAGGTAGTACTATCAAAGAACCAGTTGAAACACTCTACCCAATCCTTCAAATGGAGCCTAGTACTAGTGAAAATTGGGGAAACCTCGAGCACCTTGTGGTTACATTTCCGGCACAGCGCTATGTAACAAAGAAAAGCCTTTTAGGGAGGGAATATGACTTAACCAAAACAATATACAAATTCAATGCTGACTATCTTCGAAACATTAAAATTTTTAATTGGAAGTCAATCATAATGAATTTGCTTTATGAGCTTAATGGAATATCACCTATCCCAGATGTTAAATTCAATCTTTCGTTGAGTGATGAAATAATTGACGCAAGGCTCTCTTCGTTAATTTTGGATACGATTACTGCTGACGATAAGGAAGTTGATGACAGCTACTACTCCTTCTCAAATGAGGACTATTCCGAAGCTCTTAAGAGAATGGAGCTACAAAAATACGGGGCAAAACCATATCAAACAGTATCCTCGGCGGCAATACAAAATCCGTCAGGCACTCCACTTGAAACGATGGATTCCATAGCAACAGCCGCCACGCTCAATGAAATAAAATCAACCATAACGAGAGGCGTTTATTCTGTTGCCGGAACCTCGGGAAGCACCGGGGTAACAAAGACCATACTGTCAGCAAACTTGGCCGTGGAATCAAATTTCCTTAATAACTTACTGTTTGCAATAGTTAGGCCGTTTGTCAGGGCACTTCTTTCTCCCCAGATAATGCTACTATTCTGTATAAACCTTGACGTGATGGGGCTGATAGACCTGAACAATCTCGGGAAGCGTGATATGGACGCGGTTTCAGATTTCATATTCAGAAAATTAGCCGGCATCATTAAAAAACTCATAATACAGATAAAAGACGCGATAGTTCTTTATCTGCTTGAAATTGTAAGGAAGGCAATCACTAAATTAGTTGATGAAATTGTTATTTTAATGTTTCTTGAACAGCTGAATGACTATATAAGATTATTGAACCAGATTATGGAATGTATAAGGCTGTTCGGAATCGGTAAGACGCTCAACGGCATAGACGAAGTCAATTATGCCGATATAATACCCGAAGCAAAGGGACCAAAACCTTAAACCATGGCACTTGAAAACCAGAAACAGACAATAAGAACCGTTATTGACACTACCAAATCGGCGCTTGACGTAATTAGAAAACCAGTCCTCAAGCTGGCGGCGTTTTTGATTTATGCAACAGCAACAAGGCGCCCGGGTCTGTCTAAAATAGCGATTACGTCCGATATTATTTCAGATAATGCCCCGCTTGGTATAAACACTGGACAGATGCCGGACGGAACGGAAAATGTTGTCAATCAGTTTGTTGCGAATGTTGTTGAAAAAGTTGTCGATTCATTAAAAGACGATGCGCTGGTTGAGTGCGTTATCCCTACCGGCTCTATAATAGTGAATGCTACTGGAGCAAATGCTGGTGGCCCGATTGAAGCTGTCGGAACAAATATCAATAATGCAAAAGGTTACGGAATAATCAGGTAATGAACATAGCATCTTTAATAAGCATAGTTTCCGGGGCATTGGATAAAGTAAGGATTACACTAACCCACATACCGGCCCTTTTACTTTTATGCACTTGTTCAAGGAGACCCGGTCTTTCAAGTGTGATAATGTCAGCTAAAATATATGCCGACATGACTTACGCACAAAACGAAAATAACGATGTTGTCGAAGCCTTTGTTTTTAATTTAGTGAATAGGATTAAATTGGCGATACAGAATGACGGAGTTTGTTTTGTAGCTATCCCACCAGGAGAATTAAAATTCCAACTGACCGGGGGAAATGTGGGCGGCCCGTTTGTACTTGATGGAAAAAACATGAATTATGTATTTGCCTGGACTTTAGTGAGATAAATTTGATTTACTATGATACCAAAAGATTGCAAAAATATGAGCAATAACGAGCTTAAACTATATAAGCTCGCTCTTGAAAATGAATACGAGGCAATAAAATCAAAAATTGCCTCTCTGGAAGAACAACTTGACGAATTGGACCGCGAATATATCAAGGCGGAAAATGAGGAAAAAATAAGAAGGACAAGTTTTTAAACAATGGCAGACGGTGCAGTATTGCGTTTCGGAAAAGTCACGAACATAGACGATGTACATGGTGGCGGAAGAATACAGGTTCGTACAAATTATGATGCCCCGGTTGAGAAAGACGAGGACTTATTATATTGTGTTCCGCTACTCCCTAAAATGTTTCACATATGTCCCAAAGTCGGGGAACTCGTCGTACTTATATCTATGAGTCCAGGAGACCACGGGCATAATAACTTTTATATCGGCCCGGTTATCTCACAGGAAGACAAGCTCTTTTATGAAGATGCTGATGCGGCTTTACGAATTACAGAACAAGGCTATATTGGCTGGGGACCGAACCCTCGTTACAAAAAAGGCGTTAAACCAACACTTTATCCAGCACTTGACGATGTCTCGATTGAAGGCAGAAAAGACGCCGGAATACAACTTAAAAACGAAGAGGTGCGCATAAAAGCCGGCGTTAAGGTTGTAGATATCAACGGGCCAAAAAATAACACGACGTCCCCGGCATTCATTTCGCTTAAATATTATCCTAAAAACGACTATGAGCAGGATGGCTTTAAAAGTACGGCGACAATTGTGGCGGATAAAATCAATCTCATCGGTACAAACACGAATGACCCCAACACAAGGAACTTACCAGTAACTGAAAGCAAAGATAATTCAGAGGACCAAAAAGACAATCTTATTTCTGACGCGACAATGAAAGAACTCATAAATAAGGCACACAGGGTTCCGTTCGGCGACACTCTCATAGAATTCCTGGATATATTAAGGACGGCATTCGCCAAGCATGTGCATCCGTTTCCAACAATGGCGCCATGTAATGATGAAAATATGAAAGCCGTTGCAACCTACGACCTTGAAAGAACATTAAGTGACAATGTAAGAATAAACTAAAAAGTGACATAGACTCCCACGATTAAAATCGTGGGCTTCTTTCTGACTTCATTGACTGATGCTCATTGCTGAGTCTTACTCTGTCTCCATCAGTGTAATCGGTGTGCCCCACCGATATATTTCTTAATCCCTCTGAGAGGATATTTTTAGCAGCATTAACATCTCTATCTACTACCTCACCACAATGAGGGCAAACCCATTGCCTGTCGGAAAGTTTTAAACCTTCATTAACCCACCCGCAATGATGACAAGTTTTGCTTGAAGGGTACCACCTGTTTATTTTGACAACTTGTTTATCATTCAATTCTGCCTTATAGGAGAGCATTGAAATGAATTGCCCCCAGGAGGCATCGTTGATTGCTTTTGCAAGACGATGGTTCTTAACCATCCCCTTAATATTTAAATCTTCTAAACAAATAACATCATAGTTTCTGATTAAATCAAGAGAAACCTTATGCTGCCTATCTGTGCGGCAATTGCTGATTTTCTCGTATATTCTGGCGACTTTTCTTCTTTGTTTTTCATAGGAATTGCTGCCGTGTTGTTTGCGAGAGAGATGTTTTTGTGCTGTTGCTAATTCTTTTTCGTATTGTTTTAAGTAACGATGATTCTTATACTTCCTTCCATCGGAGGTGATAACGAAATCCTTCAATCCTAAATCTATGCCAACAACCTTACCAGTTTTGTCTATGGCTTTATAGTTTTCTTTTGAAAGAATGGAAACATAGTATTTACCGGAAGGTGTTAAAGAAATTGTCATACTCTTTATATTGCCTTTAACCTTACGGTGTTCTTTTACTTTAATGCCTTCTTTGAATTTAGGGATATAGATTCTGCCATCTGATATTGTACAATGTTGTGGTATGCTAAAGCTATTTTTTGCTTTTTTTGATTTAAATGTCGGAAATTTTGCTTTACCACGAAAGAAATTGACATACGCGGTTTCAAGATGACGAAGAGCGTGCTGAAGCGTTTGTGAGTTAATTTCGGATAACCACAAAAATTCTTCAGAATGTTTTAGCTCCGTTAGTATTTTTGCTTGGACATAGTAATTGTCAGAACGGCCCGTTTCTTCATACTGCTTTTTTCGTTCTGCGAGGAAATGATTATATACAAAACGCACAGAACCAAAATACCGGGCAAGGACGGCTTGTTGTTCCTTGTTCGGGTAGATTCTGAATCTGTATGATTTGTAAATTTCCTTCATTCTATATATAAATAGTTTGTTTTTACAAAAAGTTTTGATTTTTGTAAAAAAAATTGTATTTTTTACAAAAAAGAAGGTGAGTTCGCTTTCATCCCACCACTAAAGTAGTGGGTTTTCCCGCTCACAAATCATAAATCCTCCCGTTCAAGGAGGATTTTTTTATTGGTATCGGTTCGTTACATTACTTACTACACGGAACCTTAAAACTTTTTTATAGTATTTTGTCTCGCGCCCGTTCAGTGTCCTTATATCAACATAATAG